TCATTAAAGGCTGTATTTTCCTCTCTTATGTCTTTAATAAGATCGCTTGCAATTTCTCTTATTTCTTTCCAGTAATCATGGTTTGTAATAGTCATTTGGTTAACCCTCCAATAGGTTATTAATTAAGGTTTTTACTGTTTTCTATCGCTAGCAGGTTTAATCCATAGGTGCTCAGACCAAATAGGCTCTGAGGCATTACCAGCATATGTCCAGCTATCATGCCAGCCATTAGTTTGATGCTCCATGTAATCCTCCCATGACATAATTTCAGACTGCATAAAGCCTTCATCAACTGCATAGTCTAATGCCTCTTGCTCGTTTCTAGCATATGCCACGCATTTTAAGCCGTATTCATTACCTACTAGATAAGCTTGCTCACCGAACCTGAAACCGTCTTTATTTGCTATATCTAATGTTTTCATTGGTTAACCCTCCAAGGTTATTAATTGCGGTGGAAAAAAAATTATTAAACTTGCTTTTCGAACATTTGCAAATAAGGGATTAAGGTTTTTTCCTCATTCCAACAAACCTGCATCTCTTTTTTGTCGATAATTGCGCCATTGTTTATATCCTCAATCAATAAGATTATCCCGTTTTTATCAATATCAAACATTAGGCAAATTCTTATGGGATTTTTTGCGAAGTCTAAATGATAGTCTTGATAGTCACTATCGACAGGCTGAAAGCCTTGATCGTAAGCGCTCTCCCATAATTCAGACCCTTTTAAATAGTTTAATAAGTCTTTCATCTTGTAAACCCTCATAACATGAAAAGCGTTATTGCTTCTCTATAGGTTTATTATAGCAGATGAAGCCTAGCCTTCAAGCTTAAATAACATATATTACCGCCCGGTACATTACAGTGTTGTAATTTTTCCACCGTATTTTTGGCATGATTTTTGGCATGGGATTTTAAGACAAATTGAATTGCCGAACACGGCTGGAAATAAAATCGCTCAAATCGCCTTAGAATTTTTGCAATAGTTTTGCATTAAATTTTTGTAATGATGACAGATCTGTAATGTTGACGGATTCTTGACAGTGCAAGGGATAGGCGACGGTTTATTGACGGTATTGATAAGGGTGATGGTAACGGGTTAGATGATATCCCTAACAATATACACATCGCTTTCCTAAAAATAAATTAATGTTCCAATAAGTTATAACGATCCCGGTTTTTATAACCAAACTAAAAGTTATAAGCAGCCTGGCTCTTAGAAGATCTGGTTATATATGGTACCCCTACCCCCAACTTGGTAGGGCTAGTTTAATGTTAATATCCACCCCATATACCGGAGCTTTTTTTAAAGTCAACTGATGTCTTTGCTATACAATTCAGAGAGTTACGAGTGATTTAGTGCTTTAGCAGTACCAGATTTGGTACTACCTAGGAGTGTATTGAGAGATAAGTGGTTGTTTTAGAAGGAATAAGACGCAACTAGGTGCAGCGTGATCAAGGTAGTACTGGGTTCTGAAGAGCAAAAGAACCCCAAGGGAAGACTAAAGAGCCTAACCTTGGTTCCTTCTACTCTAAGTGCACTTGGGCCTTCGAGCAATTCGTCATTAACGCAATTAAACGAACTCAGCTGCCTTCTACTAGCGTGTAGTCCACCCCCTGTTCAGCCTTTCGAACTCAGATGCGCCGTGGGGTATCTTTTTGCGCTTTAAGCCTTGAGCGGTGAGGGAAGCTTTCGCTGGACATATCCTTCAAGGCCGAGATTTTGTAATCGAATCGAATCGAATTATACATTACACCAGCGTAATCTTATAGTTTTTTTATCGTTTTTTCTTGACTTTTTGAAACTTTTTTTATAATTAATTTACAAAGCCTGTTTTAGGCTATTATACTACCGCTGTCGGCCCTCCCTCTCTCAGGCTGACCGCCTTCCCTTTAGCGTTCGCTTCTGGGGAGGTGTTTATTATGGAGCTTAAATGGATATAGATTTAAAGGGTTCGCCTTTTGCGGGACTGACACAAGAAGAGTTTGGCGTCCTAGCGAGATTAATGGATCAGAACCAGCAAAACCCTTTCCAGAAAGCTGAAGCCGTAGGCACTGGCCTTCTTGATAGGCTTATCCGTGATAAAGGCGTTAAGATGTCGGCGGGCAAAAGAACCAGCGTCAAGCTTGGTACTAAGGGTGCAGAAGCTACCTTTAAACCAGGCAGAAAAACAGTCTTAAAGGCTAAGATAAGACCCGGATCTGCAAGCCTAGCGTATAGAAGGGAATTCTAAGCATTTATGAGTATTGATTTTAATCCTGAGTTCACAGTGGCAAACGTCTTAACTATAGTGGTAGCCTTGGCAGTTGGATTGTCGGCCTGGAACAGTGTCGAGGGGCAAGTGTCTCAAAATCAAACAGCAATCAATGAAAGTAAGCAGTCAGTGCAAAAAATAACAACTGACCTAGCGGAATTAAAGATAGATGTGGCTTTGTTGAAAAAAGACTCCGAGCACGCATCTGAAATGATGGAAGAAATTAAAGCAAATCAAACGCACATCATCAAACTATTGAGTGAAGGATAAAAAATGGCAGCCCCATCAATTATAGGTATAGGCACTAACTCTAAAGCTTTTACATCTACAGGAACCAGAACTAGCTCTACTTACAGCTATACGATACCAGCAAACGCAAACACAGTGATTGTAGTAGCTATGCTGAATGTTGCTATAGCGGAAACAAATGTTATAACATCTTTAACTTTAGGATCAAGGTCGCCATCGCTATCAATAAACCCTACACCTGATACAACAAATGGCGACTATGTAGCTAACAGTATAAGAATTAATATTTATGACGTCTCTGGAGAAGCTGCAAGCACTGAAAACATAGTAGCTTCATTTGGTTCTACATCCGCAAGAGATATTGTAGGCGTTGTTGCTACTGATGGGTACATTCAATCAGCTAGTTTACAGTTAGACAGGGCAGAGCAAAGCATTTTAGCTCAATCAATTACAGGCGATGAAAGCAATACTAGGCTGCTGAGTATAGTTGCCATGGATAAAAATGCAGAATTCGTAACAACTAATGGAACTGGTACTGAGATATTCGCATCAGAAAACACTGATAACTTTTCTGGGTTTGGTATATCTAGTACAACAGTGGTGAACGGGGCAACTACAATTGAGTATTTCCCAACCGCTGCTGGCGATTTAGTTGGAACAGAAATAATACTCACAAGCAAACCCAATCCATTCGCAGATGTAAACCCAACAGGCGATATAATTTCACACGATATAATTACTAACTAACGAGGTAACAATGACTACAGCATACAATAAATCAGGCGGAAGCCCTGCCATGACAGGAACAGCACAAGCCGATGGAGAGGATTTTACTTTATCAACTGGATCATCTCGAACTTTCTTTACTGTACCAGCCTTGGGTGCAAACGAAGCCCTTACCCTTCAAATTAGACGGGTAGGAAGCACTGACTACATTGATGTAGGAGATATAGTTGCTGGAGGTGACACAACAGGCGTTGTTACTGCTAGAGGCGCTGGAGACTCAACTTTCCGAGTAAACAAGTCTTCTACCGGTGAAAGCGTTGCGGTATTCTTTGATTGATGATTAAACGACAAAAGAAAAGAAAACTTACTAAGCAGCAGGAAAAGTTTGTTGATCTAATGGCTCGTGGTTATCACGAAGGCCGGGATCCAACAAAGATGACTGTAATGGATGCTTTTAGGTTAGCGGGATATGCACCAGATAACGGTAACGCCTATCGCTTATATAAAGACCTAAAAGACATCATTAAAGAGAAGCGTGATGATCTTGTTGATGAAAATCAAGTTGCCTCGTTAGCTACCAAGATCATTGAAGACATTATGGTAAACCCAGATGTCAGACCAGAGATTCGCCTAAAGGCGGCACAAGACGTTCTGCACAGAACTGGCCACGATAAACCAAAAGAAGTTAATCTTAACCAAACAGTATCTGACCTTTCTGATGCGGAACTTGATGAACAACTATCCGAGCTGATTGAATCATCCACTAATGTCAAGCAACTTAAGCAAGGCTGAAAAAGAGAAACTCCTTAAGTTAATGCAGGAGAGAGAGGAAAGGCGAAAGTTTAACGCTATCGCCCAATGGAGTCCGTATGGCTGGCAGGAAATCCTTGCAAATGCGACAAAAGAGAACAATCAATGCCTAGCGATGGCGGGCAACCGGGTAGGGAAGACCTATACTGGCGCTAGAATTACGGCGTGTCACCTAACAGGAAAATACCCTGACTGGTGGACAGGCAAGCGGTTTACCAAGCCAATTAACGCTTGGGCTGCTGGTGCTAGTACGGTTACGACAAGAGACATCCTACAGAAAGAGCTGTTAGGTGATCCTGTCAATTTAGAGTTAAGAGGGTCTGGAGCAATACCTAAAGACTGCATTGTAGATGTAGTCAGAAAGCCTCAGATACCAAACGCAGTAGAAAGTATTGTAGTGAAGTTCCACAATGCTTTTGGCGTACACATAGGTGAGTCGGTACTATCCTTTAAGTCCTATGAAATGGGCGAAGAGAAGTTCATGGGTTCATCATTAGACTGGGTGTGGCTAGATGAGCAACCAGCACAGAATATATATACCCAGTGTTTAACAAGGACATTGGATAAAAGGGGTTACGTTATGATGACGTTTACTCCTGAAAGTGGCATGACTCCTGTTATTAATCAGTTCTTGAAAGATAGGAAGAAAGGCCAGTTTCTAATACAAGCAGGGTGGGACGAAGCGCCGCACCTTGACGAAGATGCAAAAGAGCAGATCCTAGCGCAGTACCTTCCTAACGAAAGGGAGATGCGTACAAAGGGTCAGCCGGTATTTGGTAGAGGCATGGTCTTCCCTTACTCGCTTGAAAAGCTAGTAGTAGAAGACTTTGACATACCTGAGTCTTGGCCAAGGATATGCGGCATTGACTTTGGATTTGATCACCCTACAGCGATTGTATGGGGTGCGATTAACCCAGAGAACGGTTGCTTTTATATAGTTGATGAATACAGAGAATCTCGTCAGACCGCAGTCGAACACGCCATAGCGATAAGGGCTAGACCACATCAGCCGCCTATAGCCTGGCCGCACGATGGTAACAGGACGTTTGATGGCGGCGACTCAATGGCGCAGCAGTACAGGCAGGAAGGAGTTAACTTTCTACCAGAACACTTTACAAATCCCCCTGACATATCGCAAACTAAGGGAGATATAAAGATTTCTGCTGGTATTACTGCAATGACCAGAGCAATGCAGAAAGGATTATTTAAAGTATTCCAGAGTTGCCACTTTTGGCAGCAGGAATACGGGACTTATCATTTTGGTGATAACGGTAAGATAGTAGATAAAGAAGACGATTTAATGTCTGCCACACGATACGCATTCCAAAGTCAAAGGTTTGCACAGGCATCTAAATCAAATAAAAGAAAGCGACCTTGGGAAACCAAGGAAACTAACAACTACAACTGGGTCACATAATGGCAGTTTCCAACAAAGACTTACTAACCGCAATTAGATCATACGAAGATAATGTATCTGACCACATGGACAGCGATGCAGCGCAAACTCGCGCTGATCTTATTGATTACTATCTTGGTGAGCGATACGGGAATGAACGTGACGGCTACTCGAAAATCGTTACCAGAGAAGTCTATCAGACTGTTGAGAATATCAAAGCCGATGTTGCCGAGCTTTTCATTGCAGACGATGAAACTGTTAGATTTGAGCCAGAAGGACCAGAAGACGTAGATGGCGCACAACAAGCAACCGACTATGTTCGATATGTGTTCTATCGTCAGAACGATGGCTTTAGCGTAATTTTAGATTCTTTAATGGACGGCCTTCTTCAGCGCCAAGGTGTTATAAAGCGCTGGCGACATATGCAAGACATGGTGACTACTCACACTTTTGAGGAAGTGTCAGAAGCTGCATTCGCTATTTTGATGGCAGATCCAGAGGTAGAAATTACTGAGTTTGAAGAAGCTATTGACGAGCTTACACAGTTAAGTGTTTACAGCGGTAAATTATTGAGAACCAAGACGCAAAGCGAAACAAAGGTGGAGGTAATTCCGCCTGAAGAGTTTGCAATAGACCGTAACGCAGTTAGCGTAGAAGAAGCTAAGTACGTCAGGCAAAGAAAGCTTGTTTCTAAAAGCGATTTACTGCAAATGGGTTTTGACGCTAAAAAAATTGAAAAAGCCGCAACATCTTCTGGGTATAACGAATATGACTCTCCTGAAAAAATTGCTAGGGATTTTGATGGCGATAATTATCACGATGATGATGACAACACTATTGCTCCTGTTTACGATTTGCACGAAGTTTATATGCGGTATGATCGTGATGAAGACGACTATGACGAGCTTATTAAAGTCTGCAAAGTAGGCAATGTTGTCCTTAATATAGAAGAAGTTGATGAGATACCTTTTGTTATATGGACTCCTATCCGTATTCCACACAGACTAACAGGTCTTTGCCCTGCTGATGCAGCGGCTCCACTCCAAAAAGTTAAAAGTACACTTTGGCGTAACCAGTTAGATAACCAGTACAACCTTAACAATGGCCGTCCTGTTATCGTAGAAGGTCAGGTAGACCTAGACTCAGTAATGAGCAGCAAGCCCGGTGCGCCTTACATTGTTAAGCATCCTAATGCTATCTCATTCCCACAACAACCATCATTCGGCCAGCATACTTACAACATGATGGGTATTGCTGATCAAATGCTAGAGCAAAACGTAGGCTCTACAGATAACTCTATTAGCCCTGACATCCTGCATGGCAACACAGCGGCGGGTGCAGTCAGCCAGGTTTTATCTAAGCGACAAGCTAGAGTAAGACTGATAGCAAGAGAGTTTGGTGAATTTTTACGCAAAGTCTTTATGGGCATCTACGAGTTAGAGATTGCTTATGCAGATGACAAATCTATATTCCGGCTAGACAATAAGTTTGTAGAGGTAGACCCAAGACACTGGCACGCAAGAAAAGACGTTACAGTTCTTGTTGGTTTAGGTAATGGATCTAAGACTGAGCAGTTGTTCCATATGCAACAAACTATGGCCGCACAACAAGCAATGCTTAGCGCTGGTGGTATGGGAATTACTGTTACACCACAGCAGATTGTACAGTTGCAAGAAGATATGGTAAGACTGTATGATAAGAGCGCACACGGTAGGTACTTCACAGAGCCACCTGCTGAGTTTACAGGGCAACCTGAACCACAGCCACCATCAGCGCAAGAACAGGCGTTAATGGCGCAGGTAGAGATAGAGAGAGCCAAGCTTGAGCTAGATAGGCAAGAGCTGGCTCTTAAAGAACAGCAATTCATGCTTAAAGTACGAGAGCATGAAGATGAGAACGAATTTAAGTTAGCGGAACTTAACTTGGAGGCACGCAGTGAGAGAGCAGTCAAGATTGGTAACTAGTCTTGTTAGTGAGAGCGCAAATAACGACACTAAGTTAAAAGTAGCAAACGGAGCCGCAAGGCTTATTGAGGATGGCGCAGTACAGTTTATTTTTCAGGAAATGGAAGATAATCTATACAGGGCTTTTTCTGGAGTGCAGACACCCGAATTAGGTGAAGCTCTTTGGAGAGAGGTTAAGGTAGTTAAGGCTTTAAAAGAGAACTTGGAGTGGTATGCAAACCAACGAGAAACACTCGGAAAACAAGTCCGAGGAAGATAAAGAATATTACATCGTATCTGGCGATTTGGTTAACTGGATGCGAGGAGTAGCGTTTACTAAGTTGACGTTACAAGAGGTAGATGGGTTTACTGATGAGTTGTTCAATGCACCAACTATTCAGCAATACCTTGATTTACAAAAAACTAAACCAAAAATTATCACTTAACAAAGGATAACGGCAAAGCCGACCCTTCAAGGATATTAAAATGAGTAATGAGAACAATCTTTCGGGACTCTCTATAAACGACCCAATTACAGAAACTGCTGGAGTAGAAGCGGTGTTGGGCATGATTAACCCTGTTCAAGCAGGACAAGTTGAGAATGATTCTGTACCTGAAGCTGAGTTAGAGGAAGACTTTGTAGAAGAGTCTTTTGAAGATGAAGCTGAGGAAACACTCGATCAAACTGAAGACGATGAGTTGGAAGAAAGTGATGAGCCAGAAATGTCTGGTGACATCGAGCTTGACGACAGCGAATACGATTATTTAGTTTCTGCCAAAGAGTTCTTGAATGAGAACGGTCTTGATGATATTGAAAAAATCAAGAGTGGCATATTGATGCAGGGTGATTATACCCGTAAGACTCAGGCGTTATCTGACGAGCGCAAGGCATTTGAGGCAGAGCGAAACACATCTCTCGAAGAAACAGCAAGGCTGTTAGAGGTGGCTCAAGCAATGGTATACGGTCAGCGACCAACCCATACAACCCAAGAGCTTTTAGCGTTAAAAGAGTCAGATCCCTATGCTTATGAGCAAGCTTTAGAAGCAAGGGTTCTTTACGAACAAAAGGAATCTGAAATAAACGGTGTAGCCAGTAAAGTATCAGAGCAATACCAAGCACAACAAGCAGAGCAGTTACAGGCTCAATCAGCGCAACAGGCAGAATTGTTAATTCAATTAGAGCCTGGATTTGCAGACCAGAAGGCTGCAACTGAGAAGGTAGGCGTGATGACTGAGTATTTTGAGAGCATTGGGGGCGACCCTGAGATGCTTAATACTGTAAATGACGCTATTGTGTTAAAGGTGTTACACGATGCTGCAATGGCTAGTAAAGCCCAAAAACAGGTCGCTGAAAGTAAAGCTCCTAAAAAGAAGACTTCTAAAACTGTTATAAGGAAAGGAACGTCAAAGGGTCGTGCGGAAAAACAGGCTGCGGCAAAGAAAGCTAAAAGACAACAAGCTGTCCAAAGGGATGGCTCTATTAGCCAGCAAGCTGCCGTAGATTTAATTCTCGATTCTTTTAAATAGGTAAATTATCATGGCTACAATTTCAAACGCAGTGTCTGCCAAAGCTCTTGGCGATGCAAGTAACATTCGTGAAGATTTAGGTAACGTAATCTTTAACGTATCTCCTTTTCAAACTCCTTTTACTTCTGGTATTGCTACCAGCTCAGTAACTAATGACAACCATGAGTGGTTGACTGACAGCTTTGCTGCTGCAATCAACAACAACGAAAATGTTGAAGCTCCTGCCTCTATTACAGCGACAGTAGACACTCGTACTCGTAAAACTAACAACGTACAGATTGCACAAAAATCTGTTATTGTTACACAAAAAGCTGAGTTCTTTGATCGTGCTGGCGTTCCTGGAAAAGAAATGGCTTATCAGTTAGTTAAAGTTGGTAAAGAACTTCAAATGGACGTAGAGTCTCAAGTTCTTAGCTTGCACACAGAAAAACGTGCAGGTACATCTTCTACTGCTGGTCGATCAGCTAGTTTCCCATCTTGGATCTTAGCTAACCAATCAGTTGGTGGTGGTGCAGGTGCAGCTAACTCTGCTTCTACTGGCTCTACTGGCCCTACTCCCGGTACTAACCGAACATTGACAACTGCTATTCTTGACGGTGTTCTTGACGGTATCTGGGAAAACTCTGGTGATTTTGCAAACTTAAAAATAATGGCTTCTGCGGCTGTTGTTGCTAAAATCCGAAGTGAAGTAGATGGCATGGCTGACAACGTAAACTCTGATCCAGCGACCGGTGAAATTTACGGTCGAGTTGCTGTTTATGTTTCTCAGTTTGGTCCTGTTGCTGTTGTTCCTAACAAGCATATGCCGGCTAACACTATTTATTGTGTAAACATGGACACTTGGGGTCTTGGCGTAGCTGGTGGTCAGAAAATCCACACCACTGACATTGCTACTCAAACTTCAGCAGAACAAAAATTGTTACAATGCTACTACTCTTTGGAAGCTCGTTCTGAAGAAGCAAACGGCGGCATCTACGCAATTACTGCTTAATAGTAAAAAAAGGACGGGGAGCTTCGGCTCCCTTTTCCTGTAACTAGGGGTTTATTATGAAAATGAAAACACCAAGTCGTAAAACTAAAAAGAAAAATAAAAGCACTAAAGCTCTTCCAAAGCGTGGAGGACGTGCAGCTACTAACAAAAAGAAAAGAACATATTGATTAAAAATCAAAGCGTAAGTAAGTTATGGTTAAAGTTAAAAGAAAGTCAAAAGTAAACGAGGCTGGTAACTACACCAAGCCTACTATGCGTAAAAGGCTTTTTGAAAAAATTAAAGCAGGATCAAAAGGCGGTAAGCCTGGCCAATGGTCTGCTCGGAAAGCTCAAATGCTTGCTAAAGAATATAAAGCTAAAGGTGGAGGCTATAGGTCATGAAAGGTGTTAATCATTACACTAAAGCTGGCAAAAAACATACTGGCGGCAGTCACAAAATGTCAGATGGAACTTTGCACTCAGGCAAAAGCCACTCTAAATCTAGCGTTAAATTGTTCCATTATGGCGATTTAAGCAAGACTGCAAAAGCAAAAGCAAGAAAATCATGGCGTTAAAGAAATCACAAAAGTCCTTAAAGAAATGGACTAAGCAGAAGTGGAGAACAAAGTCGGGCAAAAAGTCGTCTGAAACTGGCGAAAGATATTTACCCACTTCTACAATACAAAGGCTTACGTCAGCAGAATATGCTGCAACTACAAGAAAGAAAAGAAAAGATACAAAGGCTGGAAAGCAGCATTCAAAGCAACCAAAGCGAATAGCTAAGAAAACTGCAAAGATGAGAAAGTAATGGCTAAAGTTAGGATAAAACGTAAGACAGACCCTAGACTTGCAAGAGCCGGGGTTTCTGGTTACAACAAGCCTAAAAGAACACCCAATCATCCTACTAAGTCACACATTGTAGTGGCAAAGTCAGGTGATCAGATCAAGACAATACGTTTTGGTCAGCAAGGAGCAAAGACTGCTGGTAAGCCTAAAAAGGGTGAATCAGAAGCAATGAGAAAGAAACGAGCGTCATTTAAGGCTCGTCACCGTAAGAATATAGCCAGAGGCCCTATGTCGGCGGCTTACTGGGCTAACAAAGTTAAGTGGTAGGAGAGAGAATGTCTAAGATTTACGAAGAAAAACTAAATGGAATAAAAGAAAACGTCCATTACGATCAAGAAACCATCTATACGCATCATCAGCAAGACATTACAAAACTGCTAGAAGATAACAAAAGAAAGCGTAACGCAACAAGCGATTGGATTAAATACGACCCTAAAAAAGATTACCATCAAGTGTTAGATTTATCTATGACTGATGTGATGAGAATAAAGTCAGAGCATGGCGTAGACATTTTAGGTCAAAATGTAGACTGGAAGTATGTGTTTAAGTTAATAGAAACACATTATCCATATATGAAAACCACAACAGCGAGACTGTAATGGCATTAGTAACAGACAGTGATTTACAAGCAGCTATAGCGGATTGGTTAAACAGATCAGACTTAACCTCTGTTATTCCTGACTTTCAAACATTAGCGCAGTTAAGAATCAACCGTAAGCTATCTATTGTAGAGCAAGAAGTCGTATCTACAATTACACCAACAACGCAAGCTACAGTTCTTCCTACCGGCATTACAGCCATGATTAGCGTAACCGACTCTAAAGGCAACGCACTAGAGCCTGTATCGATGCAGGAGATGTTTAACTACTCTGATGAGGGTGGTAGTGTAGCTCGTTATGCAATCGCAGGAAACGACATCTACTTAGCTCCTACGCCAACAAGCGAAAGCACAGAAGTTTATACCCTTGTATTTCGTAAGGATATGAATCTAGGTAATTACGAGTCACTTAACTATGCAATCTTACAAGACATTTATTTAAACGCATCTCTAATGGAGGCTTACGTTTACCTTAAAGATGACTCAAGAGTTGCCTACTTTAAAAACATGGTTGATGAAGGCGTCATGGACGTACAAGCACAGAGATCAAAGCAAGGCGTAGGTCGTTCACGAATTAAAGACGAAAGTATAGCTGTTAACGGAGGACCACTAGCGTGAGTTCGCAAATAATTGAAACAAATCCAACATCAGGCTCGGCTACAACCTCTAGCGTTAGAGACAACTTTGGCTTTGCAAAAACAGAAATAAACAATTTTGAGCGAATGACTGAAGATAAAGTCATTACTACTAACGGTGGCTCAGTAAACACACAAGATGCTAACTTTGCTAATGATGTAACTTTAGTTGAAGGCCGAAGAATATCTGTAGAAATAGGCACAGGATTAACAACAACAAATACTACGCCAACTTTAAATGTTGATGGAACAGGTGATAAAACAATTGTTCGTCAAGACGGATCTGCTCTTGCTGTTGGAGACTTAAAGGAAGGTCAATACTGTGACTTTATATACGCTGCTTCTGGCGGCTCTCACATTCAAGATAAATGGGTATGGTTAAACTCTAAAACCGATGCTAATGATGCGTCACCTACGTTCACAGGCACTCCAGCGGCTCCAACAGCCTCTAAAAACACAAATACAACACAGCTTGCCACTACTGCTTTTGTAATGGCTCAAACCGCATCAGCAACAGAGTCGGGCATATCTGAATTAGCAACAGCAACAGAAGTAAAAGCAGGTACGGATGCTTCAAGAATCTTGACGCCAGAAAACCTTTTGAGGGTTGCTGTTAGTAATGCTGCTGTTTCTTCAGCAGGAGATCAAGGGTCTATCGAAATCGCAGGAGTTGTCATTAAATGGGGTCTTGAGAATTCTACATTGGATGAAGATCAAACATTTACTTTTGATACCGCTTTTCCTAATGGATGTTCTTGTGTTGTTACGCAAAGAATTAAATCGGGTGCAACATCTATCTTAGGACTTGTATCTGTTAGCGCAGCTAACTTTGTCTTGAACAGAACTGATGGTATTGATGGAACTGACCCATTTTATTTTATAGCAATAGGTAGATAATGCCATTTGAAACTGATAAGAGTAACGGCTTTAAATTTGATGCGACAGAGCTATTAAAGACTGGCGTATACCCTGAAGCTTTTGATCGCAGAATACCTTTCTGGGAAACTGTAGACGGTGTTCAATACACCGAGTTTGGTATGCGTAGGAAAGCAGGTCGAGATCAGAAGCATGACTTTAGCACAGGCTCTCATACCACTACTAAGCCTATTCGTGGCATAGCGACCACATTAGAGTTTGACGACAAAGTAGCCTACATCGGCTCATTAGATAAGATATTTTCATATCGCTTGTCAGATGCAGCGGTTGACACGGTAGGCACAGGGTATACATTACTGGAAAACGCTGGTTCAACGACCTGGGATTCCAGCTCAACTACTTGGGATTCTGGCGATACAGTTTGGGACGAAGGTATTAACGAAGCAGAACAATGGTCATTTGAAACCTTTGGCTCGTTTGTAGTAGGCGCTAAGGGCGGCACAAAACCTGTTATCAAAAAGAACAACGTCAACTTTAACACATTTAACGGAAGTAAGTCAGCAACCCCTACAGGGTCAATAAGCGGCGTATTTATTAATGCGTCTGGAGCTGGCTACGCTGTAGGTGAAACAATTACAAATATGACCGCATCAGTTGGCAGCAATACTGTTGACTTGAAAGTTACAGCGATAGACGGATCTGGCGGAGTAACTGCTGTAGAAGTTACAGATTTTGGCGCAGCCGATTACACAAACTCTACAGCTTTATCTGGCGGCACAGAGTCTGCTAGTGGCGATGGAAATTTAACCTGTACTGTTACCGTTCCCAATATAAATTATGACAAGGTAAGGATATTTAAGCGTCAAGGCCCGCATATGCTTGCGTTTAACTATCAAGAAGGCGGTATAGATTACCCTACTACTTTTTCTTGGTGTAGTGCAGATAACCTAGACGACTGGGTTGGCAGTGCAACTAATACAGCAGGTAATCTTCAAATACGAGAAGCTACTGGTGAGATACGATGCGTAGCTCAGCTAGGAAACAATTTAGCGGTTTACACACAAAACCAGATGTTTGTTGTTTCATACATTGGCCTTCCTAACATATTTGGTTACAAACCTGCGTTAGATGGCGTTGTAGGCGCTGTATCACCACACTCTGTTGTTGCTGTAGGAAGAATGAACTACGGTTTATCAAGAGATGGTTTCTTTGTAACTGACGGCGCATCTTCTAAGATGATTGGGCGTGACTCAGGAATGAACAGATTCTTTAGGGAGAACGCATCATTTACTGAGCTAGGTCAAGTGTTTGCTTTTGACAACTCAAAAGAAAATGAAGTTGTTTGGGGTGTGCCTTTAAATTCTGCAAAGATCACAAAAGAGATTTACTACAACTACAAAACAAACCAGTGGGGAATGCGGGATTCAAACATATCTGCATACCACGACAGAGGCATATTTAACGAGCCTTTGTCTGCCAATACAAGTAAGTTCTACTTTGAAGGTACGGTTCCAACACTAGATGACCCAGCGGTATCGGCGGTAACAAAAGCGCACGACTTAAATAATGCAGATAGAATCAAAGAGATTACTGCATTGCGTGTAGGTAAAACAGGTGCAGGAACACCAACAATTAGTATTGGATTTACAGATACAATAAATGCAATTCCTACTTTTAGCGATAATTTTACTATAGCTGAAGAGGCTACATTTAAAAGCTTTCCTGTAAGAACTGCTGGGCGATACATACACTTAAAAGTGGAAAGCAACGGATCTGGTGACACTTGGGAATTAACTGACATGGTTATACAAGGTCGGTTTGAGGGTGAGAGATAGATGGCTAATCTGCCAGAGGAGTATGACCGGGTAGCACTTGAGGAAGAGCTAAGGGATCTTCAACAAAAGATAGACGACATGAAGACGTTTCAGTTCTTTATACCATTGCTGATTGCTCCTGTAGAGCCTAAAGTAGGTACTGTTGCATACAACGCTGGAAACGGATCTACTGGATTTGGAAGCACAGCAGAAGGTCTTTACAGATATGCAAGCAACGGAGCTTGGCATAAGATAGGTTAAATTAAGAGGAGAGAGGAGATGGATCCAGTCATATCGGATATTAGAAGAGAGTGGACTTGGGTTAAGTACGGCGTTGAGGAGATTATACACAAGTACCCTTGGTTGACGTATAGAGCAGAAGATATATATGCAGCTTGTGTTAACGGACAGGCGATACTCTATACAACCAGTGAGGCATTTGCAGTTTGTACTGTCGAGGTGCATCCTATAACAGCAGAGCAATCCTTCTTAGTGTGGGCTTGTTGGGCAAATGGAAAGGGAAAGAATCTGAATATTATCAAGAACCACTTTGATTTTATTCGTAGAGAGGCAGAAAGATTAGGGTGTGACCGAGTATCGGCCAAGACACCTAATAAAGGATTAGAAAGGGTTTACACAAGAAGCGGTTGGAGATGTGACATGAGAGACTTCAGCATTGACATAGAAGACACAAAAGAGGTTTAAAATGGGCGGCGGATCAGCACCATCAGATACAACAACAACTACTAGACCATTTCCAGCACAGGAAAGGGCGTTAACTCGTTTATTTGGCCTATCAGAAGGCGCATTTGATCAAGGACCAATGCAATACTTCCCTGGTCAAACGGTTGCGGCTCAATCTCCGAACACTATTGCGGCTCAGCAAGCAGCACTAGATGCGGCGGCTCCTCAAGCTGGTTTAGGCATGGCAGGTGCAAGATCAGTTGCTGCGGCACTTGATCCTCTATCTGCTCAGTCTCAGGCAGTGATGGATCCTTTTATTTCTAAGCTACAAGGTCAGATATTACCCGGAATAGGCAGTCAAGCTATCCGTCAGGGTGCATTTGGCGGTAGTCGTCAAGCCTTACAAGAACAACAAGCTGCTGAGGCGACCGCAGGAGCCGCTACACAGGCGATGCTAAGAAACCAACTAGCTGCAATGAGTGCGCTTCCAACGGCTCAGAGAGGCCTTCTAGCGCCTTCTCAGACCCTATCAGCGGTAGGTGCACAGCAGCAAGCTTATGAGCAATCACTTATTGATGCAGAAAGACAGCGTTTTGCCTTTGAACAACAAGCTCCAGAGACAGCACTTGATCGTTTGGCAAGCAGAATTAGTGGTGTCAACTTAGGTCAAATTGGCACTACTAGCGGCGGTGGCGGTGGTGGCACAAACTTTGGTCAAGTAGCAGGTCTTGCTTTGGCTGGCAAAGGCCTTGGATTATATTAAGGGGTAGATTATGCGTGGTCTAAGTAAATTAAAAACAAATCCGCTTGTTGAAGATATGACTCAAAAAGAAATTAGTGAGGCAATCCAAAAACTGTTTGGAGAGGGCACTTATGCGTCAAGAGCCGAAGCAGCACTGCCTAGTATCTTAGAGCGCCTACAAACGCAAAGAATGGCTCAGTTGCAAAATGTTCCAGCTTTAGGTCTTTTACCTACAATGCAAGGCGGTCAAGTGGGTGGAATGGGTCAAATGGCTATGCCACAACAAGGTTTGTTACAAAGTCTAGCAACACAAGGCATGGGTCAGATTAGCCAAGGCCAGCAAATGAACCCAACAATATTAAGAGCGAAGGTGTAAGATGGCAGGTGCAGCAGCAATACCAGGAATCATTTCATCAGTAGGTGCGGCGGCTGTAGCCAATCCTGCGATAACAGGTGCTTTGCTAGGTGGACTGACAAACAGAGA